AGCAAGCTCGCCCCCAATCTTCTGTAAAAGAAGTTGGCAAAGGGGGGGTGTTGCGTTTACACTACAGTCATGAACAAACTTCCTGTGGAACTTCACCTTGTAAATGGCACAAAGCCAGAGCATCAAATTACAACTCTGCCTGATTCGGTAAAAAAAAGAATCCCTGAAGCAGAGTGGATGAGCAATCCTACATCTTGGAACAAGACAGTCTTTGTTTCTGAAACTGCTGAGTACTTATTTGATGTTTATGGGATTGGCTCAGATCAAGACAAACATACATTGGCTATGTTGGCAGACCAGATAGATTTGTATGTGGGGTGCAATATTCAATTGGCTGGTAGTGATCTGGTAATTTCCACAAATGATGGAAAAACACTTGCACCTAACCCTATCATCTCCATCAGGAACAATGCACTAAAATTGATCATACAGTTAATGAATGAATTAGGGTTAACACCTAGAGGTAGATTAAACAAGACAGAAGGCAATGCCAATGATAACTCTGCAGTATCTAAGTTTTTAAGGGGAGTAAAAGGATAAGATGAATTACCAAGATGGCATTCAGTATGCCAATCAGGTAGCTAAAGGGGAAATAGAAGTTTGTAGAAATGTTAGGCTTGCTTGCCAGCGTTTCTTGAATTTTTTTGAAAACAAAGAATGGGAATGGGAATTTGATCCAGATTACCCAAACCATGTCTTAGGTTTTGCATCCTTACTAAAGCATACCAAAGGGCATCAAGCTGGGGAAAATGTAGTTTTAGAACCATTCCAGATTTTCTTTATTTGTGCCATCTATGGCTTTAGGGCAAAGAAGGATCACAACAAAAGGATGGTTACAGATGTCATTTTGTACATCCCAAGAAAAGCTGGTAAATCAACCCTTACTGCCATCATTGCACTTTATGAACTAGCTTGTGGTGAAGCTGGTGCAGAAGTCTTTACTTTGGCAACCAACCGGGAACAGGCTTCTATTGTTTTTGATGCCGCCAAAGGATTTATTGAAACTGGACCAAAAGATATAGCCAGCCTATTCTCTGTCAGCAAATATCAGATTGGGAAGTTTGGCGATTCTCAAACAATGTTTAAAGCATTGTCTAGGGACACCAAAAAGACAGGAGATGGTAAAGCACCATCCTGTGTAATCGTGGATGAAGCATCTGCCATTGTCGATAGGAACTCAATTGAGGTTTTGCATTCTGGTATGGTTGCCCGGCAAAACCCTTTGCGAATCTATATTACAACTGCCAGCTTTAGCAAGGACACCAAGTTTTATGAAGATATGTCCATGCTAGAATCAATGTTAAATGGGGAAGCCACCGATAACCCAAAGTGGTTTGGATTACTTTATTCTCTTGATCCACAAGATGATTGGCGAGATCCCAAAACTTGGGCAAAAGCCAATCCTATGCATGGCATTAGCATTTTTGAAGAAGCCATCCAACAAAGGGCAGAAGAAGCTAAATCAAAACCAGCCGCACTTAATGAATTTTTATGCAAAACCCTTAACATATTTGTTAGTGCCAATAGTGCATGGATAGATAGAGCTAATTGGGATAAACTCGAATGTATCCAACCGATTACAGATAAAGAACCAGAAGCAGTTTTTATTGGGTTTGACTTAGCGGCAACTAGGGACTTAAATGCAGTTTGTACCCTAAAGCGATATGGGGAGCTAGATTACCATGCCCATTGGAAGTTCTTTTTGCCTGAAGCTGGATATGAGCTAATTCCCAAGCATTATCAGGACATCTTTAGGGTTGCCATTGATTCTGGCATCTTAAAGCTAACTGAAGGCAATGTTATGGATGATAGGGAAATATCGGATTACATTAAACAGCAATGCGAAAAATACAATGTCAAAGAAGTTGGATACGATGCCTACAATGCCGCATCCCTTGTGGCTCGATTATATGATGCCGGAATACCAGTTAAAAAAGTGGGTCAGGGTATGGCAGTATTATCTAATCCATCTAAATATGTGGAAAAGCTAATTCTCAATCAGCAGATTAAACATGATGGAAATCCATTCATAGGATGGCAATTAGGCAACTCTGAAGTATATGAAGATGTAAATGGAAATATCAAAGTTCGAAAAAATGAAGCAGATAAGTCTGCAAAAGTTGATGGAATCATTGCATTAATTATTGCTTCACATTGCAGTTTAGATAATCCATTTGTATCTAATAGCTTTGGATTTAGAAGTTTCTGATATAAAATATAGAAAAACCGAAAGAAACAAAGGATTATCATGGGTATTTTAGATATTTTCAGTAGAAAAAAACCACTAGAAAAAGAATCAAATACCCTATTTGGGCAGACCCAACTTGGTAATAATGTCATTTATCAAGGGCAAGCTGGTAGGCAAACAGTTTCCCAGCAATTACTTTATGTAACCACAGCAAGCACTACTGCGGCTGGCAGACCATTGGATATGTCTGTTCTTAGCCGAAATAGTACAGTTATGTCTTGTGTAGGTGTAAAAGCTAGAGCATTAGCTCAGTTACCAATTGAAATAATGTCTAAGGATGACAAAGGAGTATTTGTTAATGCCATTAAATCAGACAAAGTAGGCACTAGGGATAAAACTAAAGCCAAGCAAGTATTGTCTTTATTGCAATCCCCCAATAATTTTCAAAGTCAATATGAATTTTGGTATCAATGGTCAATGTGGCAAGATTTAGCTGGTGAGTGTTTTACCCTTTGGTGGAGAAAAGATCAACAAGATGCAGTAGCTACTCCACTAGAGATGTATAACCTAGATGCTACTTTAATGACTACTCAGCTTACTCCAACTAGGTATCCTAGCTATAGATTATCGACACCTACCTATGGATTCAACAAAGATGAACCATTATCAGCCCATCAAGTTATGCATATTAGCGAAGCGGCATGGCAAGGTGTAGCTGGTTTTAATAAAGGCATTTTAGCTACCGAATTAGTGGCATTAGATCAAGATATTGATATTTATGCCAACTATGTCATGCTAAATGGTGCAAAACCATCTGGTTTGTTTAGAACAGATCAAGTTATTCCTGATGCTAAGTACAAAGAAATTGCTGGTAGATTAAAAGAAGCATGGGCAAGCATGGTTGGCTCTAGGGACACCGATTTATCTAAACCGGGTCAAGGAATGCTATTAGACCAAGGCATGACATTTGAAACAGTCAAGATGCTTACCTTGCAAGATGCAGATGCCGCCAATTTAAAGATACAAACCATGAAGCGAATCTGTGCTTTGTTTGGTGTACCGCCACAAATGTTAGGTATATCAGAAGGCAAGTTTAATAATACTCAAACATTATTAGATGAATTCCATAAGGGTTGTATGTACCCTATGATTATTAATATTGAGCAAAAGCTAAATCAGCATTTGTTAAAAGGATACCCAAATCTTTGTATTCGCTTTGATACTAAGGATTTCTTAAAAGGTGCTCCATTAGATCAAATGAACTTTGTAACTGCTGGTGTATCTGGTGGCATTATGACACCTAATGAAGCAAGAGAATATCTAAATATACCCAAAGTTGATGGGGCAGATGAATTAAGCAGTAAATCAAACCCACAAGATAATATTGCTGGTTCTTCACCACAAGATACCGGTGGTGGTGGTGGAAACCAAACTAATAAAATAAATATAGGGAAATAATGAAAATTTTAGACAAACTTTATTCTTTGTTATCTTTGCAAATAAAAACAAGTGATGTTAAACTTCCGATAATAGATGCAAAATCCCCTAAAATACAAGATAATAACCAAGCTATTTCTAATGGGGCTATAAATGAAAAATCTAATTCTAGTTTGCGAAGCAAAGGTCCAGTTAGGACAATCCGCAGACGAAGCACAAAATCCTAGCGGCAAAATAGAAGCAAGAGCTACTACTTGGGGTGCTAGAGAAGGTGCTGATGGTAGAAAGTTCAATTATCAACCTGAAGGTTTTGCACAATGGGCTGATGAATTTAATCAAGCTGGCAAACCTATGCCTATGTTCCTAAACCATAATGATATGGGTATGCCAGTTGGACAATGGGATGAAGTAATGTTTGATGAAGGTGGAATGACTGCAAAAGGTCGTTTATTCATGAACACAGTAGGTGGATCAGACATTTATTCAGTATTAAAAGAATCTCCCAACTTATTTGGTGGTGTTTCTGTTGGTGCTTATGCTGATGAAGCCTGTATGGTTGATGAAGCTGGCAATCCATTGCAATTAGGCATTGATGCAGATGAAGGTTATTTCCAAATTACTAAAGGTGGTTTGCGTGAAATTTCTGTAGTTATGTATCCTAATAATCCAGCCGCAGAAGTAATGAAGCTAGAATATTTTGATGCAGAAGGAAATGCAAACCCAAGAATAATCGAAAAATCCTTGCGTGATGCTGGGCTTTCTCGAAAAGATGCGACCACCGCATCTTCAATCCTCAAGAAAGTTTTGGAACAGCGTGATGTTGAACCAGAAGTAATTACTGAGGTAGCCCCACAACTAGGTGAGCTAGAAGCGGTGGTAAATGAAGCTGATGCAATTCTAAAAGCCTTACAGGAAAGAGAATTGTTGAAAGCATTATCTAATCGCATTAAATAAAGGAATTATCATGAAAGAAGTTATTGAAAAACTAGACACAATCGAAGCCGCATCTGTAGCTAAGATTGAAGAAATAAAAGCTGAAGTTAATACTACTGTTGAAGCCGCTAAAGCTGAATTTGCTGAAAAAGTTGCAAATTTAGAAGCTCGCATTTCTGAAATACAAGCTCCAGCAATTGTTAAAACATATAAATCTATTTCACAAGAACTTAATCGTTCTGTTCGTGAGCAGATTCGTGATTTCTACAAAGCTGGTAACAAAGTAGAAAAAGAAATCAAATTGTTTGAATCAGTAGATCAGTATGATGCATACATGAAGGAAGATGGTTCACAGTTAGGTAATCCGGCTGGCTATGGTTCTGGTTACAATGTCGGTGGTCGTACTGGTTACGATCCTGTGTTTGTTACTTTGCGTCAAACAAACCCATTGCGTGGTGTTTCCCGTTCTGTAGCTACTGATGGTTCTGCTTATCAATTCCGAGCAAAAACTGGCAATGCTGGTGCTCAATGGGGTTATGCAATTCAGAACAATGGTGCTCCAACAACTCAAAACACAAACATCTGGCAATTGGTGTTAAAAGATTTGAACTGTGAGTTCCCTGTTCGTACAGCAACCCTTGATGATATTGATGGTTTAGAAGGCAACATCATTTCAGACATGATGGCTGAATTTGGTCAAGTAGAAGCTCAGTCCATGATCCTAAACAATGACCAAACTGATTCACCAAATACTTATGGTGGAACAAATGGTTTGCGTGGCTTAAATCAGTATGCTTATTCAAGCACCTATACTGGTGGTACTGTTCATCCAGCCCAATTTGGTTCAAGTGGTGTATCAACAAGCAATGGTTTGTCCACTATCACTACTTATGACCAAATCACAACCAATGGCACAAGCACAACAACAAATAACATCACTTACAAAGATGTGGTGAACTTTATCTACAGCTTGCCTAACCAATACTGGACTGAGAATGCTAAGTTCTTGATTAATCCACTACAGTTACAGGCTATTCGTGGTTTAGTTGATGACCAAAAACGCCCAATCTACATTGATGGTCTTGCTCGTACAGATGGCATCGTTGGTCAGTTGCTTGGTTTTGATGTTGTTGTTAATAAGTATTGCGATGGTCCAAATGATATTGGTTCTAGCCCTACGGCTGATTTGTATCCAATGTTCTTTGGTGACTTCCAAAAGGGTCATGCAATTGTTGATCGTTTAAATATGGTATTGCGTAGATACGATCAGACACAACCCGGTTTCATAACTTTCTATGGCGAAAAGCGTCTAGCAAGCTCGGTTGTCGATCCTTTTGCGTTGGTAGCATATCGTAGCACTCATACTGCTAATTAAAGGCTGGGGGAGAAATCCCCCACCTTTTTTTTAACTTATTTGGATTGAAATATGAACACCACTCTGATTTATGAAGCCATTAAAAAAGCCCTAGTTGAAGGCGAATCAAAAGTATCACTTAATGAAGCATCTGCACTTACTGGTTCTGGATCAGGGATTGGTGGTCGTACAATTTATGATGATTCTTTTGCATCTTTGCGTATGGCTAATCCTATTCGCACTTATGCAAGACAGATTACAACCATTGGCTCAGATGAAGCATTTGTAGCCAAAACTGGTAATGCAACTAACCCTGATAATCCTTGGGGTTACGATTTTACTCCCAATGTGGGAACACCGGGCGAAGATACTGCTTACTGGCAAATTCCAGTAAAAGTTATTTCAGCACAAATTCCAATTCGTACTGCTGTTCTATCTGATATTAATGCTTTAGAAGAATCAGTAGTAATGGATTTAGCTTTAGAATTCTTGCAACAAGAAGCATTGTCCATGATGCTTAATAATGACCAATCAGGTTCAATTACCACTACAACTGGTGCTGAATATGGATTGCGTGGTTTGAATTCTTATCCGAGTTCAACAACTGCCGCATCTTTTGGTACAAATGGTTCTGCATTAGATGATGGCATTCATACTGTTTTAACTGTAGCCCAAGTTGGTGAGTATTTAGTTTATAACGATATTGCTAACTTAGCATCTGCATTGCCAGCACAATATTGGAATTTTGATACAACTTGCTGGATGATGCATCCAACAACTATTCGCAACTTGCGTGAATTAACTGGTGGCACAAGCGGATTGCCTGTATTTCTTGAAGTAGGTAGCGATACTGGAAGTGCAGTTGGTAATATTTTTGGACATTGCGTTTGCCCAAATCCTTATATGGATGTAGAAGGTGGTGTAGGTAAGTTCCCAGTTTATTTGGCTGATTGGTCAAGGTTTGTAACCATTGCAGACAATGAAGAATTTACTTTTAAGCGTTTTGAACAGACACAACCCGGCTTTGTAACTTTATATGCTGAGAAGCGTATGGTTTCTACAATTCGTGATGTGTATGCTGGAGTTCGTTTAAGCTGGTTTGATTAAGGTTAAAAATGTCTAGCACTCTTACAAGTGGCTCATATTATGGATTGCCAAGGAATCCTTATAGCTATGAAAAGGTAGAGCAGATTAGCCGAGATATAACAACATCTTGGCTAACTCTAGAAGAAATTACTCAACAGCTTAATCTTTTCCAAGATGAGAGCCAAGATGCATATCTATCTGGGCTTGAATTGGCAACTCGTATGGCGATTGAGGACTATCTTGGTATGTCCATATTCCCAATCATCTATAAAGCCTACTATGGGGCTACAAACAACTCTATGGGGATGCAGACTGCTTTTGATCTGCCAGAAGTATCCCAAAACTTTAATAATCAGGCTGGAACAGTTATTAATTCGGTTGCTTACTACAATGGGGATAATCCACCAGTATTAACAACCATAGCATCTACAGAATATTTCTATGATCCAACAGGAAATAGAGTTGTTGTAAATGCTTTGCCAAATGACATTAGCACAACAGTAGCAAACCCTATTGTGGTTACTTGGCAGACCAAAGCCAATCCAATAGCTCAGTATCCTGTTATTAAACAAGCTGGATTATTGCTTTTAACTCATTTATACAATAATCGCAGTAACTCAAATGCGGCTGTATTGCATGATATTCCATTTGGGGTTACTACCTTATTAAGACTTTATAAACCTTTGGTGCTATAAATGTCGATTGCTCGATATGAAAATGTAGTCATTAATAATGTTACCAATAGCGTAAATACCTATGGGGAACAAACTACAACTATTACAGAGTGGTTTAAAACAAGGGCTAGAGTGGCTGATGTAGCCAATAGTGTAAGAATTGCTGATAAATACCGGGTATATAGCGATTTAGTAAATCTTACTTTTAACTATACCCCTAATCAAAAAGCCATTGTAGATAATCAAGATTTATACAGTATTACTTGGCGAGGATTTGATTGGCGAATTACTGATGTGCGTGAATCCAATGATAGGATGAATGTTACCCTTTTGTGCTACAGAAATGACCCAAATACCCCAGTATGAGTACACAACAAAATCCTGTCGTATATGCTCAAGCTATTCAGTATCAACTGGGGGACATATTATCGCCTGTTCCTGTGTATGCTAATTTTAATAGAAATTGGGCTAAACAGACCGAATTTGTTACATGGCAGTTAAGAAATGTCCATCAACCTGTATATACAGGACAGCAACAGAACAATAAAGGCATTGATACTCCAGTATTTCAGATGTCTGTATTTAATACATCTTTAGAAGGTGCTTTTAATATTTCCAATACAATATTACAATCACTTCATGGATATTCTGGGATGTTTGGCGATCCTTTGGATAATGGCTTTTTTATTGCCAAAGCAGATGTAGTATGGCTTTATAATACTTATGATAATGAAATTGGTATGCAACAGATTATTTTGGATTGCACATTATATGTACCAACTTAATAAGATAGAATTTATTAACTAATTTTTTACGAGGTTCAAAATGGCTCTTATTAATAAAGTATTGCCCGGTTATGTGGCAACCCTATGGATGCAAGAAGGTGCTAATCCAACAGCTTTTACCGATACACAATTAGCTACTTGGGCTAATACTGAAACTATTATTGGTACATCTGCTGGTGGTACTGGTACAGATGGTATTTTAGTTCCTGTTGAAGCTATCCCAGCTTTTGGTGCTGATGATGCATTTGCCGCCTATTCTGTTGCTGGTGCTAGAACTGGTGCTAAGATCACAACCCAAAACCAAGTTACATCTTTAACAATTACTTCTGCATGGAATCCAGCAGATACAGCACAATTGTTAATTCGTGATGATGGATACAATGGCACAATTATTCGTACTTATGTAATTGCTGTTTATGATGGTACAGATACAGTTGCTTATGCATTTAATGGTCGTGTTGGTGGTCTGCAATGGGATATGTCCCCATCTGCTGAAGGTAAATTTATGTTTACCATTCATCCAACTGGTGGCAATGCTTATGGTTGGTCTAACAATACTTAATAGAAAAATATATGACAGTACAGAATGGATCACAAGATTTACTAAATTATATTATTTCCCAAGCCAATTCCGATAGTAAGAATTGGTTTGGGTTTAAGCAACAGCGTATTGCTGGAATAAACATGGCTTATGAAATAGCCAAATACCATGCCGATAAACTATCTCCAGAAGAAGTTGTGGATTATGTTGGCAGATTAAATAATGCTATTTTTCATAAGCTAATTAAAGCGGTAGAATAGCATGGCTGAAATTATTTCAGCTAAATTAGAAGGCTTCAAAGAACTAGAAGCTGTTTTAATAGAAATGGGTGAAGATTTATGCTATGGCAAAACAGCCAGCAAAGTTCTTTTGCCAGCCATTAGAAATGCTATGCAACCAGTTCTACAAGTTAGTAGGCAACTAGCTCCTTATGATGAAAAAAATAGCACCACTCCCCATCTAAGAGATACTATTAAACTTTCAGCTAGAGTTCCTAATTCTAGAGATCAAAGATCAATATATTCAGAACCCAATGATATAGCCATTGGCATAGTATCAGCTAGGACAGATAAAAGAGGTATTTCACAAGAGTTTGGCAATAAGTCTGTTGCCGCACAACCATATCTTAGACCAGCACTAGAATCAACAGCCCCTAGAGTAATTAATATTTTAGGTTCTTTTTTAGCTTACAAACTTCAACAATATAAATCAAAAAAGGTATAAAACATGAGCAGATTAGCAAAATCTTTAAAAATAAATTTAGATGCCATTAGAACTAGAACTTTTGATTTTAAAGGTCAAGAGTTTAAAGTGCGTATTCCCAAGACTGTAGAAGCAGAAGAAATCTTTAAAAAGTCTGAAAACCCCCCACCAGAACTAGTAGAAGAAAAGTATGTTGAATTAACTAAGGGAATTTTATCTAGAAAAGAAGAAGTTGAAAACTCAGATGCAGATATTAAATTTTTAGAAAATGATGTAATGATGGGCGAAACTTCTTTGCGTAAACTTGCAGAAGCCCAAGCTGGTAGCGAAATTAGAATTGTTGAATCGTTTAAATTGTTAGTGCTTCCTAACGGAGAAACCCTTTCAGATGTTACCTATGAAGAAATTTCAGAAGATTTCCCAAAGCCAATTCAATATGATTTGGTTAAAAAGATTGCAGAAGTAATTAGCCCTAGTTATGAGGAAATAAGAAAAAACTAATTAGCTCCATTCGTCAGCAAGCTAAGATTTATATGTTGGCTCATGGAGCAAAACCAGATGAATTAGATGAAGATATTTTTAGGCAAATATGCGTTATGTATGCAGATGGTCAAATTGGCAATCATGGGGTTGTTGAAACCATTGGCAGTTTAACGACAGGAGTATATAATTATATAAGAGAACCGAATAAACCAGCCTATAAGTTGCAAGACATAGTGGGCAAAAGGTTTTATGAATATCTTTATCCACCACAAGATAATAAACAAGTAGTAAATGAAGCCCTGTCTATGTTTGTTACTAGGGCAAAAGGGTTTGATCCGAAAAGATTTAAAGGTGGATAAATGTCAATACTAGCAAGATTAGGTGTCAAACTAGCTTTAGATTCTTCTGAATTTAAGGCTGGTTTAGAGGATGCCACCAAAAATACCAAACAGTTTGAAGCCAACCAAAAGAAGGCTTTTAAAAATGCCCAGCAAGCCGCATCAGAATTTGGTGCAACTATGGGCAAAGTTGGTCTTGGTGTTGGTCTTGCTATGGCTGGGCTTTATAAGATATTTGAAAAAGCCGATGCTATATCCGATATGGCAGATGCATTTGATACCAGCATAGGTGCTATTGTTGGCATGGGCAAAGCCCTAGAAATGTCAGGTGGCAAAGCTGAAAACCTAGGAGTAATGCTTACTAAGCTGGCAGTTAATACTCAAGAAGCAAGGGATGGTAGCGACAAACTTAGGGATGCTTTTAAACAAGTTGGACTAACTGCGGCTGAAGTTCAAAAGTTAAACCCAGAACAATTAATGCAAAGGGTTGCAGAACAATTAGGAGCTATTGAAGATCCAATATTGCGTAATGCCAAAGCAGTAGAGCTTTTAGGTAAATCTGCAAAAGGTATTGATTGGGAAAAATATGTCGAGCAATATAAGAAGATTGCCGACCCAAATTTAGCATCCGCATTAAAAGATGCTGGAGATGCTTGGGATAATATCCAAAAAGGTGTAAGTAATACTTATTACTTTATGGTTAAGTTAGTTCAACCATTATCTGCAATTGTCAATTATCTAACAACCCTTGGCGATCAGTATAGAGAATTTAAAGATCAAGGCGGTGCAATTAATTTTGATACAGAAAATCCAATGGCTCAAGGGGCTGAATTTAAAGGATCTGGAGCACCTAAGAAACCAAAAGAAGCACCAAAGCCTTTATTAGAAGGCACAAAGTATGACAAGCTATCGGAAAAAGAAAAAGCTATTGCCGATAAAGAAAAAACTATGCTTGAAATGGCAAAGTTAATTTCAGTTGAATATGAAAGACAACAAAAGTTTGCATTACAGCAATTAGATACTAGAATCAAAATGGCTGGGATGACTGAAAATGAAAGAAAAGTTCAAGAAACTGTAAATCAAGTATTAGATTCAACCAGCAGAAAAATTGATGATATTACTAAAAGGCGAGAAGAAGCGGCTGGTCGTGATGCTACACAAAAAGTTTTAGATGAATATGATAGACAAATTGCCAAAGTGCAAGAACTTAGTGATGCATTTGTAAAAGCGGCTCAAGCAAAAGAAGAAGCCGCAATTGCTGAACAAAGAACTTTTACCTATGGTTGGGATAAAGCATTTGCTCAATATGCTGAAGATGCTGGCAATTATGGCAAACAAGGTGCAGATATGTTTGCTTCTTTTACTAGCAATATGAATTCTGCATTAGATAAATTTGTTGAAACTGGCAAAATATCTTTTGGCGATTTAGCTAATAGTATTATTAAAGATCTTCTTAAAATTCAATTAAGAATGATGATGATGCAAGGCATTAGTTCCATGTTTGGTGGAATGGGTGGATTATTTGGTGGTGGACCAACAGCAGTAAGTGCAACAACAAGTTATGTAGGTCCAGCATTTGCTGATGGTGGCAATCCCCCAGTAGGTGTTCCATCTTTAGTTGGCGAAAGAGGACCAGAGTTATTTGTGCCAAATCGTAGTGGAACTATTATCCCTAATAATAAATTAGGAAATGCTTTAGGTAACACTACTAATGTAACCAATAATTATATTAATGCTATTGATACCAAGTCTTTTGAAGAAAGACTTTATGGAAGCAATAAAGCAATTTGGGCGGCTAATCAATATGCAGATAAAAACTTATCTACATCTAGGAGTAGAACATAATGGCTGGCTTTCAAGATATTGTTGAAATTCAACAAAGCATGACAGTTAATAATCGCAGAACTATTGGACAACAAGTTAGCCGATCTGGACAATTGCGTGTAGCTCAATACCTTACATCTGTTCCTTGGGTATTTACTATTACCCCACATGAATATCTTTACTATCCACAAGTAAGAAATATTATTCAAGCTATTGATAATTTAGATAGACTTTCACAACAAGCTATCACTTTTCAATCTGATAACCTTAAATGGTTTACTGCAATGCAAGGAACTGCAACATCAGCAACATTGGCATCTACTCCACCAACCAATTCACAAACATTGGCTTTATCTTCAAATGGAACATTTAAAGCTGGCGATTTTATTGAAGTTGGTGGATATGTTTATAAAGTAACAGAAGATTCTGCTGGTAGTGTAGTAAATATACATAGACCTATTATTGGCTCTCCTACTGCTGGTGCAACTGTAACTATGGGTAATGCCGTATCTTTTAATGTAGTAGCAGAACAATGTCCAACATATACACTTATGCCAATGACTAATGGGGCATTTGTAAAATGGGATAGTCCTTTTGTATTTAGAGAAAATATAGCAAATTAGGAAAAAATATGACTACTACAATGGCGGCTCTAAGTTATGGAGCTATTAGAGTTGCTGAATTTGTAAGGCTAACTTTACCAAGTCAAACTTATACTTTATGTAATGCGGCTGGTCCTATTACTGTCGATGGAATTACTTTTGAAGGTTTAGGTAGCTTGCTTGGTATTGCTGAAATTCAAAACGATATTAAAGCCAATAGTGCTGATTTAAGAATATCTCTTAATGGTATAGACCCAGCAAATATTGCTTTAATTCTTAGTGCCGATATTAAAGGAAGTAAAATTGAAGTATGGCGAGGATTTTTAAACTCAAACAATCAAATAGAAACTATTAGTAGCCAGCAACAATTTTTTAAGCGTTATCAAGGAATTATTAACAATTTAACAATTGAAGAAAATTTTGATGACCAAGCTAGAGAAAGAGTTGCAACTTGTATAATTTCTTCAGCTTCTATGCGTATAGTTTTAAACAATAGACAAGCTGGTTTAAAAACAAATCCTCAAGCATGGAAAGTATTTTATCCAAATGATACAAGCATGAATAGAATCCCAATTATTGCTGAAACTTATTTTGATTTTGGCAGACCCCCATTAGGTGGTGGTCAAACAACTCAGCCAATGACAACAAATCCAGTAGATGTAAATTCTGAACCATAATAAATTAATTATGATAAGAAAAGCAACAATATTTGATAAGATAGAATTGATTGAAATGCTTAGTCAATTTAATGAAGAATTTTTGCCAGAATATAAAAAGTTTTTTAAACCAGAAACAGTAGATAAATTATTAACTAATATTATTGCTGGTGCTGGTATTGCTTTAATTGAAGAAGGTAAAGGGTTAATACTTGGAATAATGACACCATGTCTTTATGATGAATCAATATATGTATTGTCAGAAGTGGCTTGGTATGCAAAACCAGAATATAGAAGTACAACTTTAGGTTATAGATTATTTAAAGCATATATTGAAGAATCAGATAGATTAATGTTAGAAAAAAGAATAAAAGCATCTATTCTTAATAAATTACACAACAGTCCAGATATACATTATCAAAAATATGGATTTAAAAAAATGCAAGAAAGCTGGGTCAAATGAAACAAAATAAATTTTTCTTATTTTTATTTTTAATTACTTGTAGTAATTTTGCATTTGCAAGTGCTAGTGTAGGTTCAATCCTTACTTTAGCAGTAGCTATTATTGCACCAGAATTTTTACCATTGTGGGCGGCTGTGGCTGTTACTTTTGCAACATCTATTATTGCATCTAGATTTTTAACCCCAGATCAAAATAAATCTGCTGGTGATTCTATAGGCAGTACCAATGCAAGACAACAAGTTCCACCAAATACAACAGTACCAATTCCAATGGTTTATGGAATAGCTTATCTTGGGGGTAAGTTTGTTGATGGTTGCTTAAGAACAGATCAAAAAGTTATGTATTACTGTATGGCTATTTCATGCAAAAGTGAAGATAGCATTGTTGTAGCAGATACAACAGATATGTATTATGGCGATAGAAAAATTACTTTTGATACAGTAAATCCTACAAGGGTTGCTAGTTTAACTGATAGTGCTGGAAATGTTGATACAAGTATTTTTGATCTTTTATTTATTAATATTTATGCATCAGACAAAGATGGCAATGTATCAAAATTAAATGGTACTAAATATCCTTGGGAATTTGAAGATGCTGGTGAAGGAAGTTCTTTGCAATGGGGTGAACTATCATTGTTAATTGAATCTCAACAATGGGCTTCAACTAACAGAAGAATGAATGGTTTAGTTTGGGCTACTATTCGTTTAACTTATAGCACTACAGCACAAACAACTAATTTATCTCCAATTACATTTAAAATTGGTCAATTTTTAAAAGATACTGCAACAACTAAGCCGGGTGATGTATGGCTTGATTACATGACCAATCCAATATATGGTGCGGCTGTTCCATTAGAGTTTATTGATACTTCATCTGCCGATGCTTTAAATGCTTACTCAGATGAGTTAATTACATTTATTGATAGCAATGGAAATCCGCAAACACAAGCTAGATATAGAATTAATGGTGTTCTTGACCCATCACAAAATTGTTTACAAAATGTAGATCAAATTATGTCAGCTTGTGATAGTTGGCAAAGATATGATGCAGTTAGTGGTAAATGGTCAATCGTAATTAATAAGGCTACATCTTCATCTTATAGCTTTAATGATTCTAATTTGGTTGGTTCTATTGTGGTTGGAACTGTTGATATTACACAGATGCCAAATAAAATTGAAGCTAGATTTCCAGATTCAACAAATAGAGATCAATATAACTATGTAAATGAATCAGTACCATCATATCTTTTGTATCCAAATGAACCAGTAAATCAAATTAATCTTAACTATGATTTGGTAAACAATAGTGTTCAGGCTTTGTATTTAGCCAATAGAGTTTTAGAGCAAGGCAGAGAAGATTTACTTGTAACTATAAATACAACTTATGATGGCATACAAGTTAATGCTGGTGATGTTATAACTGTTACCAATAGTTATTATGGCTGGACAAATAAACCATTTAGAGCAATGCAAGTTAAAGAATCTATTTCTCCAGAAGGAGTTTTAGGTGCTCAGATTCAGCTTACTGAATACAATTCAGCAGTTTATGACAATGCCACCATTAATGAATATGCACCACCGCCTAATGGTAATTTAAGTAATCCCGGTTATTTTAGTGCTTTAAGCCCACCAAACCCAGTAAATGTAAGCCCTTATATTACAGTTCCAACTTTTGATATTAATGTTGCCATTCCTACAACTGGAAGGGTTACTTCTTTAATTCTTTATTACACAACTGTTGCAAGCCCATCTACTGCGGATTGGAGCATATTAGATCAACAATCTTTAACTGATGGACAAGTATATGCAAATGGAACAGCAGTAACATTCCCCCACTATACACTTCCAGCAAATACTTATTATTTTGCATATACAGTAGCAAATGATTTAGCTCAATCACAGCTTTCACCTTTATCTTCTTCTTTTGTTTGGAATCCAGATCCAGCAAATGCTTCTTCATTTACTCTTACTTTAAGCCCAGTAACATTGCAAGTTCCTTACAATGGAGCTACTCCAACACTTACTGGGATTAACTTTAAGTTATATGGCTCAAATGGTTTAGGTCCTGTTCAATTTGTAGAAGCTACTAGTGATACAGATCCATCATTTGTTGATGGTTCATGGCGAATTGGATATAACGCAAATACTGGTTATTCAACTGATATTATTCAAACAGGAATAACATTCCCATTGCCACCTACAGATGGTGGAACATTTGCACAGTTTGGTACAGCAACAGCAATGACAGCTAGTCCAGCTACAGTTCAAATACCAGTTCGATATAAAGATTTGGCTGGAGTAGTACATTTAATTCCTACAGCCACAATGCAAGCAGTTTATTCTGTACAGGGCGATCCAGCTTATCAACACAATACTGCTTATTTATATCAATGGAATCCAGTTACACCATCTGATCCTACTGGCACATCCATTTTTAATTGGGCTACTGGTACAAGTTCTTCTTATACTGGATCAGGTGGATGGGATGTATCTATTCCACCAAACCCTAATATTCCTTTAATTAAACTATGGCGAGCATCTATAGGTGTAAATGATGTAGCAACTGCTACAAATACAACAGTAAGTTGGGCAAGTGGATATGCTGTTGCAGACATTACACAAAATGGAGCAGATGGAGTTCAGTCTGCAAGCCCTACAGTATTCCAATGGGCTGTGACTATCCCGGCTGGTCCTACTGGAACTTCTACCTATACATGGGCAACAAATGCATTTACACCAGTTCCTAGTGGGTGGTATGTAAATGCTGGCGATCCACCTAGTGTTGGTTATACATTATGGGGTGCATCAGTCAATTTAGTTGAAAGTGCATCAGCAACAACTAGCACTATTAATTGGACAACTGCAAGTATTACAGCTAGAGGATATTCAGGATCATCTGGTTCTGCTGGTGCATCGGCAAGAATTTGTTATACAAAAACTAGCCTATCTTCATTAGCTTCTACTCCATCTACCATTACAACTAGTGGCAGTTCATCTTTCCCACCAAATGATTCTTGGGGAAGTGGAACAGTATGGCAAGCAACTGCACCTAGTCTTACTGCTGGAGAATCTTTATATCAATCAGATGGTATTTATAGCCCATCCACAGGCAACACAGTTTGGAATGTTCCTTATCTATCTTCTTTAAAAGTAGGTTCTTTATCAGCTATTACAGCTAATATGGGATCGCTAACATCTGGAACTATTACTGGTGCAGTAATAAGAACATCCGCTAGTGGTCAAAGAGTGGAAATGAGTTATACAGATAATTATCTTAGCACTTATGATTCTTCTGGAAATTTAATTGCACAAATTGGTGGCACTTATGGAAATGTATATGTAAATACAACAACAACATTAGCACCACCAGCAGGTTTTTATAATAATGCTTCAGGAGTTCCAGCCCTTAATGCTAGAAATAGCACAGGCAATGGCATAGAAACAAGTAGTTATAGTAGTGGAGTTGGGCTATTGGCTACAGCCATTATTACTGGTGGATCTAATCATGGTATTAGAGGTCAAAATACAGCATCAAATGGTGGAACTTCAACAAGTGGTTTGGTTGGTGTAGCCAATGGATATGACTTTTATGCAGATGGGGCTGGCACTAACTATGGTCCATTTACAGGAGCACATGATGTATTAGTGCCAATTGGGACAGCAATTCCTGTTGGATATATTGTATGTGATGTAAAGTTAATTGTTGCTAAAAATATATCTAATACTGTATTTGAGGTAGCAATGTCATCTTCTGCAAATCAAGTGCCGCTTGGAATTATGGTGTTAAATAATGGTCTTTTAGCCAATTCTCAACCAGCCGCATTTATTGAAAAATTTGAATATACGGAAGTGGATGATAGGATAGTTACAACAACTATTATGTATCCAGAATATGATGAATATAAAGATATTTATGATTATTGTGGTGCAAATGCTGTAGGTGAAGGGCAAGTTTATGTATGCAATGAAGGTGGCAATATAGCGGCTGGGGACTTAATAGTAACTAGTTCTATTGCTGGAGTAGGCATGAAACAATCGGATAATATTGTCCGAAATATTACAGTTGCCAAGGCTAGAGAAGCTATTACATTTACCGATTCTTCCCCACAATTAGTTGCTTGTATTTACTTATGTGGTTAAAATAGATTACAATATAAAACATGATTCGTGAGTGAGTGGAGTGCCATTCCTCATTAACCGAGAATTGGAGAAATCATGGCAGTATTTAACAAAAACACACTTACTCAAGTAAGTGGGTTTGACAATCAAATTATTGCTGGCGAATTGGTTTGGCAACAAAAAACCTTTTGGAATCTTGCACTTTTAGATAATAATCAAGTGCCTTTAGATTTAACTGGTACAACAATAGATGCTCAAATTATTCGTAGAGTATTAACCAATGTAAGGGATAGTCGATATGGATTATCTTTTGATATTGGTGATTACACTCCAACCCCAGACCCTATACCACTTACTATTACAAACATTAGTAATGCAGATGGTTCTTTTACTCTTGTAATTGATGATGATGCTTGGGATTTAGTAGCTGGACAACCAGAACTAAATATTTCAAATATAAATGGTGCTGGATTTTCGGGTCGCATAAAAATTTCATTTCCAGAAATAGGAACAACTCCAGCAAATGATTTAATTATATTTTTGCTGTTTATTGTTCGTTCTGATGCAATAGTTAATAATTAAGGTAAGTCATGCCATCTATCAATTACGAAAACCCAAATCAAATTACTCTTGTAATAGACAAAGGAATTGCTGGTCCAGCCGGAACATCAGGATATTCTGGCTATAGTGGATTTTCTGGTGCTGGTGGGGATGGTCGTTCTGGCTATTCTGGCTATTCTGGTTATAGTGGCTATAGTGGCTTTTCAGGACAAAATGGGCAGTCAGGTATAAGCGGTTACTCAGGAAGCGGTATAAGTGGTTATAGTGGCTTTTCTGGGCAATCTATACAAGGGGCAAGCGGATACTCTGGTTACTCAGGATATTCTGGCAATAGCACTAGTGGCTATAGCGGTTATAGCGGTCAAGATGGGCAATCAGGTTTTAGCGGATTTTCTGGTCAAGATGGGCAATCAGGATTTTCTGGTGAATCAGGAATTAGTGGCTATAGTGGTTTTTCTGGCTATAGCGGTATGCAAGGAACATCCATTAATCTATTGGGAACAGTCCCAACAGTAGGCGATTTGCCAACTGATGCAAGCCCTAATGATGCATATATTGTTGAAGCTGATGGTGATTTATATGTATGGAATGGATCAGTTTGGTTTAATGCTGGTGCAATTGTAGGTCCGGCTGGCGAAAGCGGCATAAGCGGATTTAGTGGCTATTCAGGCGAATCAGGATTTTCAGGCTACTCAGGGCAAGATGGTCAGTCTGGATATTCAGGGCAAGATGGTCAATCTGGATACTCAGGATTTTCTGGCGATAGCGGCATATCAGGTTTTAGTGGTGATTCTGGTATTTCAGGATTTTCTGGTCAAGATGGATTAAGTGGTTATTCAGGCTACTCTGGAGATTCCGGTATTTCAGGTTACTCAGGTGATTCTGGCATTAGCGGATTTTCAGGCGATTCAGGCATAAGTGGTTTTTCAGGGCAAGATGGACAAAGCGGTTACTCAGGGTATTCTGGCATAGGTTTTTATTGGCAAGGCAATTGGGTAATTGAAGTTGCTTATATTCAAAATTCAATAGTTGCTTATGCGAATCAAACTTGGATTGCATTAGCATCTATAGCACCTTTTGATAATCCACCAACCACAAATGCAAACTGGGCTTTATTTGTTCCACAAGGTCAATCAGGTTTTAGTGGTTATTCTGGTCAAGATGGCATAAGTGGTGATTCTGGGTATAGCGGTTTTTCAGGTCAAGATGGTTTATCAGGCTATTCAGGCTATAGTGGTCAAGATGGCATAAGCGGTGATTCTGGGTATAGCGGTTTTTCAGGTCAAGATGGTTTATCAGGCTATTCAGGCTATAGTGGTCAAGATGGCATAAGCGGTGATTCAGGTTACTCTGGACAAAATGGTGAATCTGGATACTCTGGTTTTTCTGGTGAATCAGGTTTTAGTGGTTACTCAGGAATTGATGGCACATCAGGTTATTCTGGAGAATCAGGTGCATCAGGCATTAGCGGATTTAGTGGCTTTTCCGGTCAAGATGGATTATCAGGTTACTCAGGTATTTCTGGGTTTAGCGGTGCATCTGGTATTTCTGGATGGTCTGGTTACTCAGGTGTAAATGGTTTAAGTGGTTACTCTGGGCAAAATGGATTATCAGGAATTTCTGGATTTAGCGGCATTTCTGGATATTCTGGGGCATCTGGAATATCAGGATATTCTGGACAAGTAGGGCAATCTGGTTTTAGCGGCATTTCTGGATACTCTGGTTATAGTGGTATTTCAGGTTTTTCTGGAGCACAAGGTGCATCATCTAGTTTCTTTTTATATAAAGCTGATAATGCGGCTATTAGTGGACAACCTACTAATGGTCATGTTCTTTGGAACAATGCAACACAAATTTCAGCTACACAAATTAATGTAAGTCATTTAACTGAAGATAATACTGATATTGATATTTTCTTGGCTCTTTTACAAGTCAGCGAAACCTTTACTATTCAAGACAGAGATGTAAGTACAAATTCTCAAACTTGGACAATATCAGGAACACCAACAAATATTAATGCTGGAACTTCTAATAGTTATTGGACTTTCCCAGTTTCTTTTGTTTCTTCTTCTGGAACAGGAACAACTGGCTTTACAAATAATCAACAATTATTTTTAGCTTTAGTTAATGGTATATCTGGTTATTCTGGATACTCAGGCTATTCTGGATTTAGCGGCATTGGAACATCTGGCTATTCTGGCATAAGCGGATTCTCTGGCATATCAGGTGCAAGTGGTATATCCGGTTACTCAGGATATTCTGGCTCTGGTATTTCTGGTTATTCTGGATTCTCTGGCATTAATGGAGCATCTGGTATTAGCGGATTCTCTGGTGCAAATGGAGTATCAGGTTTTTCTGGATTCTCTGGCATAAGCGGATATTCAGGATTTAGCGGTGCAGTTGGAATAAGTGGTTTTTCTGGCTACTCTGGAATTAATGGGGCATCAGGAATAAGCGGATTTTCAGGATTTAGTGGTGCGGTTGGAGCATCTGGATTTAGTGGTTATAGCGGATATAGTGGATCAGGAATAAGTGGTTATAGTGGTGCAACTGGTCCAACAGTTTATCCAAGTGCTGGCATTGCTAATTCAACTGGAACAGCATGGGGAACAAGTTACACAACTACAGGAAGCGGAACAGTAGTGGCTTTAGCAACAAGCCCTACTTTAGTAACACCAGCTCTTGGAACACCATCAAGCGGAATTTTATCTTCATGCACAGTTGATGGTACGGATGCAGTTGGTTTTAGAAATATTCCTGTAAACAGTCAAAGTACATCTTACACAACAGTTTTAGAAGATACAGGCAAGGTAATTTTTCATCCATCAACTGACGCTAATGCTAGAACATTTACAATTCCTGCAAACAGTTCTGTTGCCTATCCAATTGGTACTGCTATTACTTTTATTAACATGACAAGTCAAGTGGTAACAATTGCAATCACTACAGACACCATGTATTTAAGTTCTGCTGGCACTACAGGTTCAAGAAGTTTGGCTCAATATGGTTCTGCAACAGCAATAAAAATGACTTCAACAACTTGGTTAATTTCAGGGAGTGGTTTAACATGAGTGGAGCTTTACAAGCGGTATACATGAACCAAAGAAGTTTTAGTGTTAGCCCTAATTTTGTTGGAAGATTTGGAAGTCAAACTCAAGATCTATATAATGTTTGTCAAGGTGCAGTTTTTGATTCGTCTGGTAATTTAATTGTTTTAGGTGGTCAACAATTATATGGTGGAAGTGGTGAACGAAGAAAAGGAATTGTATTTAAAATAAATAAAACTAAAGAACTAGTTTACAATAAACTTTATACAGGACCTTCAGATAGTAGTAATGCTTTTGATTATGATGCCGCAATAGATGCTTCAGATAATATGTATTCTGTAGGTACTCGTTCAAATAATAATAATACTTTTACAGGTTTAACAACAAAATTTAATAGTTCAGGTGTTGTTCAATGGTCAAGATCACTTGGCAATATTGACTCTGGTGTTGGTGATGGTCTTCTTCTTCTTGGTGTTGGAGTAGATTCTAGTGGCAATGTATATGTTGCGGGATATGCAAGAGATACAAACGCATCAACTTATAATGGTGTTTTTGCAAAATATAATAGTTCAGGAACAATTCAATTTAAAAGAAAAATAGTTGCACCCGGTTCAAACAATTTTATTGGATATAATTTATTTACAAAGAGTAACGGAGATAGTTTTTTTGTAGCGTATTATAGACAAAATGATGGTGAATATTATGGTGCTCTTGTAAAATATAATAGTTCAGGAACACTTCAATATTTTCGTTCATATAGAGATAACGCAGGATTTACTGGTTTTACAGATGTTATTGTAGATTCTTCCGATAATACATATGTTTCATTTTATCGTGGGATTATAAAATTTGATAGTGGGGGAAATATTGCGTGGCAAAGATCAATGTCTAATACAAATTTTAGTTCTCTTGCTGTTGATTCTTCAGGAAATGTTTATGCCGCAGGAGAAGGACCTAGTTATCAAGGAATAATAGCAAAATTTAATAGTTCAGGCACTATTCAATGGCAAAGAAAAATTGACGCAACATTGGCAAGTCCAAATCAAAAATATTGGCAAAAAATAACAATTGATTCAGAAGGAAATTTAGGTTTAACTGGAAGAACTGCAACAATAAGTGGTGCAGGGGCAAGTAATACACTTATTCTTTTGGCAAATTTACCTAATAATGGGGCATTTACAGGAACTTATACTGTTGGATCAACTGTTTATACAATAAGCGAATCTACAGAAACAATAACAACTAGTAGTCAAGCGTTGTATGGCAGTGCATATAGTGAAGGCAGTATAAGTTTGTTTGATGAAAGTGTTTCATTGACGGAATCTACAAATACATTAGGTTCACTTAATACAGCAAGCATATGATAACATATATTAAACTTTCTACTTTAGAGTATCCTCGTCATGAAGGGGATGTAGAAATTTACTCAGAAAATAAATCAGACTATGCATTAGTTCAAGAAACTGAATGCCCTGAATATGATTTTAATACTCAGACTTGTGAATGGGGAAATCCTAAATGCATTGATGGTCAATGGTACATGACATGGAATGTGCGAAATCTTACTGAATCAGAAATTGCAAAACAAAACTCAGAAATACCTTTTGACTTGTTTCATCATTTTTGGGATGAAGAAACCCTCTCATGGAAAAAGATTGATTAATATTTTTGCTATCAAAACTTGTAAGGAGATGGCATCAACATGAAACAAAACATAAAAACAAAAACATTATACGATTTAGATGTAGCAACACAATGGGAACAAATACTAGAACTTCATGTATTAGCTTTAGCAAAAGAACATCATCCTGATTGGTATCGATGGCGGCTAACTAATAATTATGAAAGGGCTGTTTTTCTTAAAGGTGATCCGGTATTGCCTAGAGAAGCCACTAGATATATTTGGGCAAATCAAAACATATTAGATCAAGAAGTTGTTGAAATTGGATGTTCAACTGGCTATGGTTCTCAATTCTTTTCGCCAGTTGTTGAATATACTGGTATAGACTATGATCCAATTATCATATCTGTTGCAAAAGAACAAAATTGGGGTGCATTTAAAAAGTTTATATTTGCTGATATTAATATTTATAACTTAGAATTTTGTAAAACTATTATTGCTTTTGAGGTTATAGAGCACCTTGATAATGGTTTAGAAATTGTTGATAAATTAAAATCTAAATGCAAGCGATTGTTAATAACTGTTCCTCATAATGAACCAAAAGGCTTTTGGGGTGAGCATCATAAACTGCATGGTCTTACAGAAAAAGACTTTCCTAATTTTGAGTTTGAATACATTAATGAGCATGGTCAAATAACAAAAGAATTACAACCTATTACATCACAAAATAGATGCAACCTAATGCTATGCAAATACTCTGCTCAGTAGCTACCAGAGGTAGGTATCACACTACCTTACCATTAGTATTAAATGCCATTATTAATCAGACTAGATTGCCTGATAAGCTGGTGATATTTGATGATAATGATGAACCACAAGATATGCGAAAGGAAATGATTTATCAGTATTTCTTTCAAATGCTAGACATCAAAAAAGTTAAATGGGAATGGGTATTTGCTGGTAAAAAAGGACAGCATCATATCCATCAAATGGCTAATACAATGGACTTTGATTGGGTATGGCGATGCGATGACGATGCTATACCAGAACCTAATGTCCTAGAGCAACTTTGTAGCTACATTGATCCTACAATTGGGGCTATTGGTGGTTCTATTCTTACACCACCTAATCTGTTTTCTACAAGCAATTCTACTGGCAAGATAGAAGATATTGATACAGAATCAAATATTCAATGGAATTATATAGAGCAAATAAAAGAAGTTGAACATCTGCATTGTTCATTTCTATACCGGGCTGGAATACATGATTACAACCTTGGTTTATCAAGGGTGGCACATAGGGAAGAAACATTGTTTACTTATGGATTACATAAAAAACGATATAAGATTTTAACAGTTCCTCATGCAATTACATGGCACATGAAGAACCCAGAAGGTGGCATTCGGTCTGAAACTAAAAAGGAAATGTATGAACATGATGAAAAAATTTTTAGGAACATTGTCGGACACTCTAACAATACTATTGTTGTTCTTAATTCTGGGCTTGGTGACCATATTGTGTTCAATAGTATCTTACCTAGTATATCTAGCCCTATCGTTTTTGGATGTTACCCAGAAGTAATCCCATGCAGATCAATTGCCGAAGCACAAGCATTATTTGGCGATCTTGACCAATGGAACATATATAAAAAAATGTGTCAATGGAATTGGAAAGGTTCTTTGGCAGATGCTTATAAGAAACTATACCAATGTATATAGATGTATATAGGTGTATAACATGATTATTATTTCCCCTTATGCCAAAGCATTAACAAATGGCAAACAAAACCCCAAAAATTATGCATATTGGGAAGAACTTGTACAAATAATCTCAAAAAATATACATATTGTGCAAGTTGGTATAGAAGGTGAAAAACAGCTTGTTTCAGACTTTAGGAAAAATTTGCCTATTACAGAATTGCGACAGCTAATAGCCCAATGTCAAACATGGATTGGATGCGATAGTTTTTTTCAGCATCTTGCATGGGAATGTGGCAAACAAGGAATTGTCCTTTGGTCTGTGTCTGATCCATTAATCTTTGGACATCCAGAAAACATTAATTTATTAAAAAGTAGGGACAATTTGGCACAAAATCAATTCCTTTGGTGGGATTTGACAGAATATAACCCTGATGCTTTTGTCAAACCAGAAGAAGTGATAAAATCTCTACAGATAATATAAGACTGATTAACTTAACTTTATGAGTTTTATATTATGCCAACTATTGATAAAAATGAAGCGGCTCTATCAGCCCATGAACAAGTATGTGCCGAAAGATATTTAGGCATTAATGCTAGGCTCAAAAGATTAGAACAAATCCTAATAACTTCTGCTGGATTTATCATTGCAATCCTACTTACAGTAGCATTAAAAATCCATTAATGTTTCATGTCAGACCCATTTGGAATAACCGAAGGGACAAAAGCCCTTTCCAACAGTCTTGATGCAAGCAGAGAAGCCAGCAAAGGGTTATCTAAAAGCATAGAAGGCATACAACAAGATGGTATAGATGTAGCTCAAAAGAAAGCACAAGAAAGATTAAGAGCACATCGCGAAGCAGAGTTAAAAAAAGAAAAAGCATTAATTAAAGCTCTTGAATCTTGGAAGCATAAAAAACAAATAAGCGATGAAGAAGCAAAATTAAAGATAGATTTTGTAAAAAAACATGGTGCTAAAGAATGGGAAGCATTATTAAAAATTAAACTGGATATTGAAAATATGGATCGCAAAAACAATGAAGAATATCAGCATGATTTAAAGGCGGTTAGAAGGGTACAGTTTTATTGTTTTGCATTTGCCGCAGTTATTGCTTGGTATGCAACTTGGGGATATAAGTGGTGAATGATGATTTTCATTTATTTATGTGGGGCTGGGTAATAGCTACTGCTTGGATTGCTTTTGGAATGTATATTTATTGGGGGTCATAATGTTTACTTTATTAACAACTTTAATTTCATTTTTAGCTGGTGGTGTTCCAAAGCTATTAGATTTCTTTCAAGACAGAAATGATAAAGCTCATGAAATGGACATGGCTAAATTGCAAACTGAAAGAGAATTGCAAATGGCTGAAAAAGGCTATATAGCACAAGCTAAAGTAGAAGAAATCCATACTGAACAAATATCTATACAGACTGCCGAAAAAGAAAGAGAATCGCTATATGCACATGATATAGCTATAGGTCAGGGGGCTAGTCAATGGGTTATTAATGCTAGGGCATTTACTCGTAGTTTTATCACCTATGGGATGTTTATCCTATTTGCTTTTGTAGAAATCTTTGGTTTTATGTATGCTTGGAAAACTGGTGTAGATTTTAATGTAGCCCTAGATCAACTTTGGGATAACGAAACTCAAATTATTTGGGCATCAGTTGTGTCATTTTGGTTTGGAACACAGGCATTTAAGAAATGAAAGTATCCCCTAAAGCAATAGACATGATTAAACACCATGAAGGTGTAAGACAAAAAGCCTATAGATGCCCGGCAAATCTTTGGACAATTGGTGTTGGTCATGTGCTGTACCCAGAACAAGCAAAGCTAAAAATGGATGATAGAATGCTTGTGCCATTAAGACCAGAAGATAATAGAACATTTAGCATGGAAGAAGTCGATGATATTCTTAGAGCAGATTTGGCTAGGTTTGAAAGAGGTGTTGAACAATATTGCCCTGTCCAACTTACACAAGGTCAATTCGATGCTCTTGTTTCTTTTAGCTTTAATGTTGGTCTGGGGATACTACAAAGATCAACTTTGCGTCAAAAGGTTAATCGACAAGATTTTAAAGGGGCATCGATGGAATTCTTAAAGTACATCATGGCTGGCGGCAAGATCCTTAAAGGATTGCAAAACCGAAGAAACGATGAAAGAGCATTATTTGAATCGTGACAGCCTGATAGGTGGATGCTGGGCTGTCGGGCAACATCGTGAAGTAATAGCCCTATCTGCTAATGATTTTTAAAAGGGTATATCTTCTTCTATACCACCAAGTGATGCAGTTTGTGGAGCATTTTCCCTTGGTTTGGGTTCTGCTAAAGAAATCCAACCATCCCAAGTTACAGGGATTGTTTCTAGTTTAACAGCTAGTCCACCTTGCTTAGTTTCTACACATACACCAATCTTCTGCCACCGATTCTTTTCAGCACCAGTTTTATCGGTATAAGTACCATTCTTGACAATACAATCATATTTAACACCCATTACATTCTCGCTTTCAATTGTGAGTAAATTTGTTGAACTTCATCTAAAAACTGCTTAACTTCTGCTTCTATTTCCTGAATATATGCATCATCCCTATTCAGGCGAACTACAATCAATTGCAACTCAGTTGGCAGTCTAGGGTCAAATGATACAAAATCGCACCATTTAGCCCCTGTACAAGCCATCTGTGTCTGCATTTGTGGGACATACTTTGCTGGGGGAACTCCACCCATTAAATACTCTATGTGGGTAGTAGTATTTGGGCATTTAATCTCTATAAGCCCATTTCCAACCACCCCATCTGGACTACAACCAAAGTTTTCTATAGTAGGATGATTGCAAAAAGCAACTTGATCCACAAATAGCCCAAATTTGGCTTCATAAGCCATCCTAGCCAATGGTTCTGTTTCTGTACCCCATTGCATAGCTGGACTGCTAAAACTGCTTGTACGGCTATTTGTAAGCCTTTCTACTACCAAATCCATCTTATAGTTCTTACGACCAGCAGATTCCCCAGTTTTAACTTTGGACATGACATCAGCAACCCGGCTGGCTGTTACTTTGCCAAGCCGAATCTGATGCCATTCCTCAGTACCCTGTTTAATCTCTAAATCAACCATCCCAGCAAAAGGGATTGGTTCTATGGCATTAAGACGATCTTCTGTTGTGAATGTTGTCATATTTTTTTATCGTGTCCTGTAGTTGTTTTGCATATTTTGATGCCGCTTCTGCCGCTTTACTAGCTGATTCCCAATCACTTTGCAAACAAAATAAATGGCAATTTTTAATAGCACATTGGGTATCTAGATATAGCTCTGAATAATCTTTAGTTTGCATGGCTTCCTACTGTTAGTTGAGTTAAACATAGCATCTTGTGGGATGCATCTTTTTTGTTTTTGCATTTCTATTGAATAATCTGCATTACAATCATCACAAACTGAAGCTACTTCATGGGCATAATCTCTTGCTTCTTTCCATGAAAGATATTTTTGCTTTGATTCAAAACATAATGGATACCAATTATTCAGCATCATCTTCCGGTATTTGATCTGTTGGTCGCATTTGGATCAACTGCACATCATCCATTTCAGCCCTTTCCCATTTGGTCATAAATTCTTTAGACAAAGTATTGATTGCCGCCATCCAACCCATTTCAAAATATTCCTCTGGAGAATAAACAGCTTTTGGTATCTTGTCGAATTCTTGTTGTGCAAATGGATTCATACTTTTTGCTTTCGCTGTTTTTGCCAAATCTGTCGCACTTTAGGATCAATAAATATAGCATCAGAATCATCAAGTGTCCTATGAAATAATGCTTTAAAATCAGCCCATTTTTTTTTATATTGCTCTTGCTCGCTTGCTGGAACATAGCCATATATTTTTTTCCACCGAATGGTGATGTCTGTACTTGCCGAAGTATAAATAAAGTCTTTATCTACCATGTTTACTCCTATATTGTTGATCGGATTGTCGCTTTAAACATAATGCACACTTCCATACTTTTGTCTTATTTCTTAATACCAACTTAAAACCTACTGCATCTCTTACTACTTGACAGCTAACACAAAACTTCTTTTCCATCCCAGCCTACTTTCAAATACCTATATTCTGATGCATCACATACTGCTGTTAATTTTTTGCAAACATCACAAGTATCTAGCCAAACCCTGTAATCGTGGTATCTAGGCTTTTCTAATCCCCAAGACTTCCCACAATCAGTACAAACATTATCAGGTTGCTCTTGGGCTAGTCGCATTTAGTTCTGCCTTTCGCTTTTCATAAACTGGCTTAACTTCATCTTGCTGTTTTTTGGTTTTTAGTTTTGCCCAATTTTCACCAAATACTTTCATAAGTTCTTCTGGTGTTTTAGCTAATTCTAATAACTGATTAACTTTATCAGATATTGGTTCTTCTGTTTCATCCCAGAATTCATCACCAGCATACAATGATAAACCAATCCCATGTAAAGCAATAGCCTTGACTAAACATCGTTTCATAGCATTGTTTACTTGCATAGCATTAGGGTTAGCAATTGCTTTGTTTGTGCCATCAATAACCGGAAGATACTCGGTCATTTCTTTTTCAAATGCAGTAACAGAACAACTTACCATCATAGTCCCATTAAAATGAATGACATCACCATAAGACCAATTGGCTTGTGGGTCATGTTGTAACAATGTATCAACAGCATAAGTCCAAGGCAAATAAGTAAAGCGACCCTTTTTCTTTGTTTCTGCTGATACATCAATTGTGCGAAGTTCTTTGTACTTGCTCATTTTTTATTCTTTCTATTAGCAATTTCTCTTTGTAAGATATACCAAAATGGTGATTTAATTGGGTTCATTTTTCTGCGTTCCAAAGTTGCAAACAAATATTTGTAATTACAAAAATAGCAAATCCCCAAGTAATCAAGCCAGATATGACAAAGAACCAAATTAAAAAATTAATCATTATTCGCAATCCCTTTCTGCTCTGGCTTCCCAATATTCATATAGGCAAGTAGTAATAATTAAACCAACAACTGCCTTTTCATTTTTTTGAATGGCATCTACCAAAGCATCCCAATGACTGCCATACAAAGCATCATCAGCAATTGCTTCTCTTATGTTCTCTGGTAGGTCTGGACTGTAATCACCATTAAGCAACTCAGCTACTTTTTCTTCAAATTCAGCCTGTTCTTTTTCAGCTTCATCATAAGGAGATTCAAGCCAGTTATCATATTTAGTCATAGCACATATCCAGTTCTAAGATAATGAGTTCCAAAAATTACTATGGCAAGCAACAAGCCAAGTAAACCACCAAGAATAAAGTCTTTCATATTATTTCCTGTATGAATGTTGGAAAAAATGTATGCCAACTGATTTTTTTGTAAACACAACTTTAGCAAGTGCTTTATCATAATAAGCAACTGTACTAAAAGCCATAGGGTTTTCTTCATGCAATTCTAAAAGTACCCTGTCAATTTTGGCGGCAATTTGGTCTGTAGTGCCAACTGGCAATTTGCCCCATTCTTCTCGGTTCATTTTGCTTGCGGCATTAATAAGTCGCTGTTGTTGTAATAAAGTTAATGGGTTTTTCATGTTTTGTCCTATGTTAAAGGCTGTTGTAATTAATTGAATCAATTATTGATTGATAGGCTTCATATTCACCATAAGCCATAACTTTATGAAAGCCAGCTTTTTCTACTTGAGAATACCCATTGTTAGGATCAAATCCCCATTCTTTTTCAAGCCTTTCAATATGATGCCAAAGATAATTAAGAGTATTTTCTTTGTTAAAGCGTTTCATAATTGTGATTCCTTTCGGTTGTGATAAAAATGTACTGCATGGGTAAATATTGAGCTAGTTGTTTCTTAAAGTAAACAAAAATCGACATAGGACAAACCCTGTGTCAAAAATACAACAATGTTTTTCAAAGTTTACAAATAATAGGTTTTGTAAAGTTTGATATGATTTGGCATGACCAGCTTAAATCAAAGAACTGTTGCACTTTTAAAAGACAGGGGCTACCAATGCGATATAGTCGAAAGCTACAATGCTTTTACCAAAAGGAAAAAAGACTTGTTTGGGGTTTTTGACATATTAGCTATTGGGAAGGGCGAAACAATTGGGGTGCAAATTACCAGCAAATCCAACATTTCTTCCAGAATTAAAAAAATAGAGGAATCCGAGTATTTACCCCTATTGTTGGAAGCTGGATGGCGAATTATTGTCTTTGGATGGTTTAAAAAAGACAATGGAAGATATGATTACAAGGAATTTGAATTTTAGTAGTAAACTCTATGGACAGGCTAGGGTCATCCCCGAAAAGTCGATTAGTCACCGATCTGCCAAGTCCACCTTTTGACTACCTTTGACAAGGAATTTTATGTATTACTATAAATTTAATATATCTGATTGGCATCTTGCCACCAGCCATCTTAGTCTTGAAGAAGAAATCATATATTTTAAGTTAATAAATTTTTATTATGATTCTGAGCAACCTATCCCACTAGAAACCCAATCGGTTTGCAGAAGGTTACGGCTTGGGGATTATTCAGCATTAGTTCAAACAGTTTTGCATGAATTTTTCATAAAATCTGATGATGGCTGGCATCATAATAGATGTGATTCTGAGCTTGAAAAGTATCATCACAAAGCAGAAGTCAATCAAAAAGTGGGTAAATTAGGTGGCAGACCAAAGAGTAACCCAGATAAAACCCAATCGGTTTCTAAAGAAAACCCACAACTATCCCTAACCACTAACCATAAACCAATAACCACTAACCATAAACCAATAACCACTAACCATAAACCAATAAAAAACACACAGCCTGAAGGCTTTGATTTATTTTGGAATGCTTATGATAAAAAGGTTGGAAAACCTAATTCTTTAAAAACATGGGCAAAAATCAATCCCAATGAGGAAAACATTAAATTTATTGTTAGCAAAGCTAAAGCAGACAAAGTTGCCAAGCCTGATAACAAATTTAGGAAAGACCCTGAAAGATGGTTAAAGGGTCAGCATTGGTTGGATGAAGTGATTGTGGAACAGGACACAAAAGCCAAGGAATTGCCCCTTGGAACAGAACAACAGATAGAGGAAGCCTACAGGGTCGAATGTGGTGGCGATCCTCGTATGGCTCGATTTAATAGTTATTTTGAAATGAAAAAGTTTATTTTGGACAAAAGAGAAAAAGGGGCTAGAGCATGATTTATTACATTTATGATGAATTAGGCTTGATTCGCATAACTAAAAGTAGAACAGAAGCCAAATATTTGCTATCTTTGCGACCAGATTGGAAAGTGGTTGCAAAAAAGGAAGTTAAGCCAATTCACAAATTTGAAGATGCTTTGATATAAAGGATAATTTATGACAGTCCCATCATTTACAGTTGTAAGCCTTACAGAGAACCCAGATGGTTCAGCAGATGTTGTGCTAGATTGTTCACCAGACTTTATGAAATTAATGGTGCAATATGGCTTTATTGCTATCTTAGAATTGGCAATAAATAAGGATAAAAATGACATTCCATGAAGATTTAGCAAAGGGATTATCAATTGAAAAGCTGGTTTTAGACATTTATCGTAAAGAATGTCCTTGTGCCACCATTGTCAATGCTTACAAAGGTTATGACATCTGGTTGCCAGAAGAAAACTATGGCATAGAAGTTAAGTATGATCCCAAAAGCAATGAAACTGGTAATGTAGTTATAGAAATAGAAATGAATGGAAAGCCATCTGGATTAATGACTACTACAGCCAAGTATTGGGTATTTTATGATGATGAGTTATTTATGCAAATATCTACTAGAAACATCATTAAATGTATTTTTTTAAACAAATTGGTTTATACAGAATTTACTGGCAAAAGCGATAAAGCCCCTAAAAAAGCATTTTTAGTAAAAAAAGAAATTTTATATAAGTATGGTGAACCAATATAGGATGGACACTAATTTGGAAAAATGGCGATTGGAATGCGAAGCAAGGGAATTATTGAAGTGGTCTTTGAAAGATAGAAGAAAGCAAATAGCATTAATTTGGGAAAAGCGTGGTAGTGAATCTGCAATTAAATTACAGGATGAAATAACAAGACAATGGAAACTACAGAAAAATCAGCAACAGAAGCCAGAAAATTCCTTTACACAAAAGGGGCAGAACATGGGCGAGCAAAGGCAAATCGATCTTATTTAGAGCAGTTTCTGAAGGTTAAGCTGGCATTACTCATGAAGGAATCAGCCGAAACAACTATGGCTGGCAAGGAAATGGATGCCAAAACCCATGAAGATTACATTCAGATCCTACATGGGATTAAAATAGCACAAGAGGAAGAAGTTACACTTTTTTGGCAGTTAAAGTCAGCAGAAGCAACCATTGACATTTATAGGACTGAAAGTGCAAACAATAGAGCAACTGATCGGGGAATGGTATGAGTTCTTGGTTAATCATTGTGACTGGATTAATCTATTTTTACATATCTGCGGAACAGGCAATTAAAGGCGATTATGGATTGGCTTGTATGTATGCTGGTTATTGTTTTGCCAATTATGGTGCTTATCTTATTGCTACAAAATGAACAAAAATGAAGCGAAGTCACTTAACAAGATTGCAGAACTCGGATGTATTCTCTGTTCCACCTACTTTGGGGTTGAAGGCACTCCGGCAGAACTCCATCATTGTCGCAGACATGGAGCTAAACGGGCTACATCCGATGTCTTGCCTTTATGCCCAGAGCATCATAGGGGAAACACAGGGGTTCATGGATTGGGTGTCAAATATTTTGAAAGAAAATACCAAACATCCTATGAGGAGTTGCTGGAGCAAGTCGATAAAAGACTTGGAAAGGAAGCTGAGGAATGAGCAGACCGATTAAAACTTATGCTGGTAACAGAGCCAATTATGTTGTTGGTGGCGATAAGCTAAATGAGATTATTGAGCATCTTAATGATTTGTTTGTAGGCAAACCCATGACACAAGATGAAATGCGATTGTTACAGCATATTGTGGATGATATTTGTGATTTAGCTAATGATAATCAATTGCTTAGAATCTATAATCAAAATCAAATATTGCCCTTTTCAAGCAATCATTAAAATGTGTAATTAACTACATATTTAAATGTTTACAACTCTAATGAATCCCAACCAAATTCTCTAGCAATCTGTCTAGTGCGAATTTTAAATGCTTTACCATGTTTATCCCATGCCCCTGTTTTCCAAAAGGACATATGTACAATTTCATGGCAAAGGGATTTCTGGACTGTTATCAACTGTTCATTTTTTAATCTGCTGATAGTAATGATATGCGGTTTATCTAATTCATCATCATATCGATAGGTAGCCATAGCATCAATTTCCCTAGTTACCTTAAATTGAATAAGCTCTGGTGGTGGCAAGTCCCAATTTTTCATTGGATAACAAGCCGCCATACACAAATATAATTGCTCAAGAATAAAAGGGGATAATCTCATTTCCAAGTAATCCATTCTTTTGATTTAGTTTCTCGTTTACGATCTAAATAAACAGGCATAGAGAATGTTAAACCATGTTCAGGATGAGTAATCCATAATGCTTGTCTTGGTGGTTCAAATCCAAAGTTGTTGCTATATGCGTATTCATCGTAACCTTTTAAGCTACCATTGACAATTAACCTTTCAAGCTGGATAAGTTGATGCCAATGCCCTAGCAACATAGTATCGTATTCCATTTCAATCTGAGCATTTCTAGATCGTTTGCGATGATCGCCCCGGATAATAGGACCTAAAGCACCAATTACCCCATCGCCACCCCTAAATTGATCGCCATGAGTTAATAAATATTTATGACCATAAATGCTGTAATAAGCATCAGAACCATCAGGAATATGAAATGTAATTCTTTTATCATTTTCAAAGTGTTTATTTAAGAATTGATAAAGTAACCAATCAAATGATGTAAAGTTTCTACCTTTGTTGCGTATTTTATGTGTATTGCGACCATGATTTCCAGATACACAAGGAACAAATACATTACCAAATTCATCAGCCAATGTTTCAATACACCAAATCAATACCCCAAACAAATCAATAACTGTGGGCATAATTTCCATTGCATTTGTAGCCATTAATTCTTCATGGATATCACCAGACACCATGTCACCACCAAGAATAAATACAATGCCGGGATAATCAGAATGAGCAATATGATTTTTTAATAAGTCTATAGACTTTTCTATCATTACTTTTGCTCTATCTTGTGCAATAGCCACATTAAATGTATTTACACCATTAATTTGATTAGGATCAACTACTTCACCCCAATGCCAATCGCTTGCAAATAGGCTAGGTACTCCAGCAACAACTTTACCTTTTTTGGGTTTAACTAACCAAGTAGGTATGTCTGGTTGTTCTTCTGATAAATTTAAAATAAATTTTTTAATGTATTGTTCATCTAGTTCTTCTTTTTTTTGTGTTGAAATAGATGATTCAAGCTGTCTAATCTTGTTTTTTGCTTCTAACAACTTATCATACATAGACTGTTCTTGTGGCTTATCAATTTTGATTGTGGGTTCTAATCCCCTAGCTAGACCAACTCTAAGCCTATTGGCAAATGTGCTAGGATTAATGTTTAAAGAATTAGCCGCTTTTAACTTTTCACCACAAATTGCAAAAGCATTAATTGCTTCTTGGCACAAAGAATTGCTTATTGGGGCATTTGCCATAACTGTTCCGAATAGTTAAGTTATTGAAATAATACATCTTTTTTGTGAATCTATGCTAACAAACAATAAATATATTAAAAAACCAACAATTTATAGTTTAAGGATATGCTCAGTTTGTCAAATCAAAGCCAAAACAAATGAAGGTTATTTTTTAATCTACAACAATGGTTTAAATGAAAAGTTTGTCTGCAAATCATGCAAAAGATAGTAAAATCAATTTATGCCATATAGAAAAACAGATCAAGGATGGTTCTGGGGTAGTAAAGGACCATTTCCAACTAAAACCAAAGCTATTCAGGTTGCGAAAGCCGCCTATGCATCCGGATATAAGGAAGAAGCAACTATGAATCAATCTGTCATTGGAGAATTTGTAGGAATGTTGCTACATTCAGCTACAGTTGCTCATATTATGCATTTACAAGCAGTTGGCGAAGGTTCTTATGCCAAGCATCAAGCACTCGCTACATACTATGACGAAGTGGTGCAATCCGCAGATACATTAGCGGAAGCAATACAAGGCTGTACAGGCGAGATTATTCAAGCCTATCCCCCAATGTTTGGCAATCCAGCAGTAGAAGCCTTAGATTACTTGAAATCAATTAGGGAATATGTAACGACTAATCGAGAACAGATTTCTGAGTACAGCAACATCCAAAATGAGATCGATACCATTATGACCCTTTTGGATAGCACCATTTACAAGCTCACATTCCTAAGATAATGCATTGGAATATCAGAGTAGTTAAGTATTCTGAGGATGATGAAGTAATCCTAGAGGTAGCAGAGGTTTACTACAATGAGGTTGGTAAACCTTGTGGCTTCCATATAGCTAGGGCATCAGGCGAATCTATAGATGAACTGCATGAGTACACAGATAAGATGAAAGAAGCATTAGCCTATCCTTTTCTAGAGTTCAGTAAAGACTTTGGGGAATGGGATAAATAGTGTTGTGTAGATGCGACACTTATCAACTGTAAATAACCAAAGAAGATATGCCTAGCATACCAACATACACTAAATGTGCCAGCCTAGGATGTAAGAGTACCAAGAGTAAGCTCAATAGCTATTGCATGGAACATGGTGGTAAGGAATGGATAGACACACAGGCTAGAAAAGAATTTAACTCTTTATATCAAACAGCCTTTTGGAAGAATAAAAGAATACAACAGCTATCTATTCATCCATTATGCCAAGCCTGTTTAAAGCTAGGCAGAGTAACCCAAGCTAATCATATAGATCATGTATTTTCTTGGAACACATTAGGTAGGGATGCATTCTATAACAACCTATTTCAATCCTTATGCCCTGAGTGTCATAGTCATAAGACAGGGCTAGAGAAGCAAGGTATATACCGATGCTACATAGGGGAAACAAAGGACTATGCACTACATGAATATAAATTTATCGTAGGCTCGACCCCATACCATGCATTAAATTTGTTGTAAAAAAGCGACACCTTTGGAGAAACTTAAAATTTTTCCCCGTTGGTAAAGAG